CCGGAAGGGTCTTTGGTGGTCTACGATGAGTGCCAGCAACCTCACCTTTATCCATCTACTGCGCAGCGTGGTAGGGTCGAGGACGAACGTTTAACGGCGATGGAAACACATCGCCATACTGGGCATGATTTGATATTTATTACCCAGGCTCCCACATTTGTTCATCACCATGTGCGCAAGCTTGTTGGCCAGCACATCCATCTATACCGTGGCCGTGGCATTGGTGGGGCAATGCGATATGAATGGTCGCATACATGCGATAACCCGAACGATAGGCGTGAGCAAGAGCGTGCTGATTCGCGATTTTGGAAATTTCCTAGAGAACATTTTGATTTCTATCAATCCGCTACGATCCACACTCATAAATTTAGCATTCCTCGAAATCTTGCTATTTTTCTTGTATTCCTTTTATTAGCTATCTCTTATCTTGGTTATAGAATTTATGATAATCGCGGTCTTGCATCATTTCATGATGACTTGGTTGAAAATTCAGTAGCAGAAAGTTCTGTTATTCAATCCTCGTCTCTTAATCCAATCCCTGTTTCTACGCCTGAATACAAAGAGCTTTCAACGCCTATTTCTGGTTGTGCATCGTCTGAACACCATTGTCGTTGCTATTCTTCTAGCGGCCAGCCCCTGGACATGCCAACAGCTCAATGCCTGTCTATCATTGCCGGTCCCATTCCTCGCTCTGTGGTCGTTGGTGGTGGGTCTGGTGCTGGTGCTTCTAAGGGCTCTAGTCGCTCTGTTGGTTCGGCTCTTTTCGGTGGTTGATTGCTCTTTCGGCGCCGACACGATGCGGAAAAACTTGTTTTTCCACAGCGGGTTGGCTTGGGTTGACAGGTGCGCCGGGTGCGCTATGCTTAGCTTTCACCCCCACATGTAATACGGGGGTCAGATTCTACAAGGGAGAGTGCCATGTTGTTTGAATTGGATTGGGTGACTGCGACTATTGATTATGATTCCCTGGATTTGCAGGATTCTCTTCAAGAACTCGCAGAAGTGTATGATGCTGGTGTCCGTTCGTCGCGTGCTATGCATGGCTATGAGTTTTGTGCATGTCTCGTAGACGATGAAGATCAGGTGGTTTGTCGTATTATGTGGGGGGGGAATCCCAGGCTCTACGTTTCTGCTTCGGGTGAAGATTCCCGGATCTTGGCTTCGTATTTAAAATCCTTGCCGCGCAAGGATGTGGTATATGTCTCCCGTGCTGATTATTATATTGATTATGATGAGGTTGGGGTTTTTGATCTTTTCTTGGATTTTGTGCGTAATGAATTTATTACGGCATTCCCTCATTTGAAGGTTCAGATTACTGGTGACTATCTTACCAATCAGGGTAAAGGCAGGACTATCTATGTCGGCTCTCGTCAAAGCCCATTAATGTTGCGTGTCTATGAAAAAGGGCGTGAGCAAGGCGACCCCGAATCTTCGTGGGTCAGATTTGAGTGGGAGATCAAACCAAAGAATATCCATGCTCGTACTCAGTTTTTTGCGCTGGCTCCTACTGATCTTGTTACATCTTCTGCCTGGAGTGCTTATATTTTCAGCTATTTGCGGGGTGAGCGCTTTGGCCGCTCGCAGGTGCGACTGACTGGCGAGTATCGGCCATCTGATCTTGATCGTAGTTTGTTGCACCTTAAAAAGCAGTATGGTCAAATTATGTTTGACATTTTCCGTTTAAGGTGCGATGGTTGCCCATACAAATTCCATGAATTGTTGATAGGTGGGTTTGATAATGAAGCTTGTGATTGACTGGAAGGGCGAGACAAATTCCTTCACTTCAAAGCGGGGCAGTCAGGTGATACTGTATGTCCTTTATGTCCGAGTTCGGGGCGAACCTTATCCGGTCCGGGTTGAACTTTTTGACAATCCAGGTAAACCGGCTGGGGTTTATGAGGTACCTGCCAAAATTGGTCTTTCCATGGATCGTCGGCGGCTTGATGTTCAACTTGATTGGGCTGCTGCTGATCCGTATAAGGCTGGGGGCTGATCGTGTTTATCTGTGCTGAGCTTGATTCTCTTGGTCAATGTGCAGAGTGGGTAACGGTTGCGGAGGCTTGGGGTGTCGAGCCAAGTACGGGTGTTCAAGTTGGCTTTCTTTTTTTGGGTCTCGTTGCCGCTGCTTGGGGTGTCCAGCAAATCGCGCGGCTTGTGTTGAATCGGTGATGGGAGATGCTCTACTATGGGCACTGAAGTCCTCGGCGAAGTCACAGATGCAATTGAGGCCGCACAGGCCGACATTGTTACCATTGGCGGAGCCATTATCGTGGTGGCGGCTGCAGTTTTTGCTATCCGCTGGATTAAGGCTCAGTTCTTCTGAGTCAAATGAGGCCCCTTCGGGGGCCTTTTTTTTTGAGGTGGTCATGAATGTTCGAAATTTTTCTGGAATATTACTGGGTAGTGTTCTTGGGTTGTGTTTTGCCCTTTTTCCTCTTTCCTCGTTAGCTACAGTGACGATCCCAGAAACTCATGCAGCGTATGCGTCGGCTAAGTCTGAAGTTGATCGTGCTCTCAGTCGTATGGTGCGTACGTCACCGGGTGTGAGTGTCCGGACCACTCAGGGGCTTTCTGGTCTGGTCACTGGTACGGGTGATATGGTCCTTCAGTCAGGTGCCGCAATTCGATCTGGTTCTGGTGTTCTGTCTCCTGTAACTGCTGGGCTGCAATATGGTGGAGCCAAAGTTAAGTCCGCTGCCGGTGCCTGTCTCCGTGCTCCTGTCCGCTGTAACTTGGTTGGAGTAGCCGTCGGTCTGGGGTTTCAGGCAGTGTTAGATTCTGTTGATGGGGTTTTTGATTCTTCCGGTATTGTGACTGGTAATTCTCCTGGAAGTGGTTCGGTTCAGTATCCTGAGTTTAGATTTATTCCTAAGGGTGTTCTTTTAAACTATCAACATGATTTTTATCCTTTTTTGCCGTTTTGCGATGGTTGTACTTATGACGTGCCTGATGTGCGATCGGTTGTGAGCGGTAATCCAAATCCACCTGCTAATAGAATTTTAGCCCGTATTTATAGCAGAGGACTTTCTGATCACATAAATAATTCTCAGGTATTTCATTACGTTTTTTGTAAATCGGCTGCTTCGGGCGGTCGTTCTTTCGTAGGATTCACAGAGCATAGTGGAAATACTCGTTGTCTCTATTCTTCGTCTTTGGATCGGGCTGATTTGATTCCGATGGTCATTCCACAGCCTCTGTATGAATTTTTGGGTGATGATTTTCATTTCGATGAATCGGATATCCCATTTCTCCTCCCTGAGCTTGAGGTTGGTACTCCTGATCTGATTAATCTTCCTACCCCTGATCCTTTGGTCCTCGATGAAACTATTGTTGAGGTAGATGATGGGTCGAGTTCTTCTACTGTTTTTGAGGAGAGTACAAGAGTTCAGGAATATGTAATCTCGGATAATAATACTAAATCTCCTATAGTCGAAAAAAAGGTCACCGAGACTCGGAATCGTTATCAGGATGGTGTGTTGGTCGAGTCTCTGACAGAGACTACAGTTGAGTCGGCTCAAGACACTGACATATCTCCTGCTCCAGGTGCAGGGGGGGCGATAGATATACCTACGGACTGTGCTCTGTATAATCCTTTCTGTTTGTGGGCAGAATGGACGCAGCAACCTTTAGATGGTGATGAGCCTGATCTTTCATCCTTGCTTGCTCCGGATGTTGAGCCTGAAGTTTATGATTCTGGTTTGGGTGCTGGTGCTTGCCCTGAGCCCATTTCTTTGAGCATTGGGTTTTTGTCTCGTAGTATTGAAGTCAGCTATCAGCCATTGTGTGATTATGCTGTAACTGTGCGGCCAGTCGTGTTAGTCGCTAGTTATTTGTTGGCGGCTTATATGCTGTCTGGAGTTTTGCGCCATGCCTAGTCTCCTTGTCACTGTTTTTACCTGGGCTATGGGTCGTTTTGCGACTCGGTTGTTTTTGGCTCTCGGCATTGGCGTTGCTTCTTATGGTGTGCTTAAAACGTCGCTGGATGCTGCGCTGAATGCTGCTGTAGGTGCATTAATGGATTTGCCTGCTGATGTATTGCAGCTCCTGTTGTTGCTGGGTTTGAGCGATTTTCTTTCTATTATTGGAAGTGCCATGCTGACTATGGCTGCCATTAATGCGGCTCGCGTCTACATCGCAAAGCTATGATTTGCGCCAGCGAGTCAGCGGCTTGCCGCCTCGCGGCGCTCATTTGGTGGGTTTTTTAGGAATCTTTGTGGTCAATTGGAAGTTATTTCTAATCGTAATTTTTTGCGTAAGATGGGTGCTTTGTGATTACTCTCATTACCGCCACACCGGGCTCCGGTAAAACTCTAACTGCCATTCAGATCATTATTGATGCTTTATCCCAGGGCCGCCCTGTGTATAGCAACATTAATGGCTTAGTTACCGAGAAATTCCCCAATCATCATAATTTGCATCCTGCCCCTGATGATTGGCGGGATACT